TGGAGTTCATTTGCAATAGTGTTCTTCGGTTACTTAAGAAGATTTGGTGTGAAGTATGTCCGATCAGAGCTCGTTCCGGTGCCCTTTGGTGGGAGAGCTGCTTCTATTGCAACAGAGATGCACCCTAACCCGATGGGGATCGTGGTGAAGGATAAGTCGTCTATGGCTGTCAAGAAGAGTGGTTCTCTCGCCCGAGGTTGCCGGCTCGAGATCTGGGGATATGTTGTATTACTATTTCCGCTCTTGAAATCCGGTCCTAACTCACGTCGAGGAACAGTCAATAGCTTTATTGTTATTGGCGACTTGCTCGCGTGGGTTCAACGTCCTCAACTCTTTTCCTCCTTCCAAGTGCTTGTCGCAGTGACGCGATCCTGGATACTATTTTCGCCCGTCCTCTCGGACGTGCTTAGATACATGGGAAGTAAATTCCCTGTCCTGTTTTCGCCTCATCACGGAGCATTTTGGTTAGGAAAGTTAAGCGTTAAGGAGGAACCTGGAAAACTTCGAGTCTTTGCTATGGTGGACTCTTTAACACAATGGTTATTATACCCGTTGCACAGAATGATCTTTGACAAGATTCTGAGGTTAATTCCTCAGGACGGTACTTTCGACCAAATTGCTCCTGTGAAGCGCTTAATCGCGCTTTTGCAGGAAGGTCGGGATCACCGCATCTGGTCATTTGATTTGACTGCTGCTACGGATCGTATACCCGTTATGTTACAGGAGGTATTATTAGGACTTTTCATGACACCAGAATTTGCACGTCACTGGCGGGAAATCCTCTGTGATCGCGAATACAAGGCACCCGACGAGCTGATAAAGCAAGAAGGGTGGAAGCGCCATAAAGGCTCTTCCGGCGCGTTCACGCGCAGCCTGCGATACGCAGTGGGCCAACCAATGGGGGCGTACAGTTCATGGGCCATGTTAGCTCTAACTCATCATATGATGGTGCAGTTCGCCGCTTGGAAAGCGGGATGCAGAGGTTGGTTCGAAAGATACGCAGTTCTCGGGGACGATCTGGTAATTGGAGATTATCGGGTTGCTCGCGAGTATTTAGAACTCTGTCGTGTGATTGGAGTGGAAATCAACTTGTCGAAGTCAATAGTAAGCAATAACCTTTCACTCGAGTTTGCTAAACGCTTCTTCCATAAGGGCACGGAGGTAACTCCTGTGCCTTTACTGGGATTGGCGGTA